AACCTTTCTATGCATAAGCAAATCTTGTACCCTCACCTAGTTTAGCTTGACCTAATATCCATGCGGAAGATCCTGCAGGACTTAATGTTAGCGTCCATGTCCATGATTGTGCAAGTGCTGACACATTGTGTTGAATACTCTCTATTAACACCTCGTCTTCAAAACTTGAACTATCTGGATTGACAACTTTGACTTTAATTCTATCGCCAAACTCTCTACCAAGTGCTTGATTCCATAATAACGTATTTTGTCTTGGATTGAGGACTAATTTATCAAATCTTATTTGTGGTTGTGATGTTTCTGCCACCTTTTGTTGTATTAAAGAGGCTACATCAGCGTCTGATACATTAATTGTTGTAGTTTGATTAGAAAAAGCACCATAAGATAATACAGAATCAGCGTCTGCGGTATATTGAGTAGTACTTCCCTCACGTTGCCACTCGTATATATTTATAATTTCTTCGTCATCAAAACTAACACCAACATCTGTATAAGGTAAATTAGAGCCGTCATTACTAAATGTTGCTTGTACATTTATTGCTTTTGTATTGGATAATCTATAATCTCTGTTTCTAAATGTTGCTTTACCGTCACTAGCAATAAAGAATTGGGCGTTTTCTGCAGTTTCGCACTCTTGCAATGCAGTTAATATATTATCTGTACCTGATTGACTACCAACCTGTAATGTTCCTGTATTTATATCCCTGCGATCAGAAGGCCAACCAATAGCGTCAAGAATATTAGTAACTCTTGTACTTGATAATTCGTTAGTTGTTGGTATAAAAGATAATCTTGTTGATTGACCTACTTCAGAGAAACCAGGCAATCCTATTCTAAAACCTTTAGCTTGAATATCAGATTGTCTAAATGTTCTAAAAGCGTCAGAGGCAGTTATTGTTACTACTGAATCATTACCACTAGCAGGGTAAGAAACTGGTATTTTATCTAAAAAACCCTCGAATATTCTATAAGTTACAGAATCATATATTGCAGATATTCTAACTCTTTTAAGTGGTTGTATCTTAGTTTTACCTGCAGAAGAATCATAATAAGGCGAACTTGTGTTAGTAGGATTAAATCTATTATCAGCGTTAGATAAAATCATTGTGGCTCTACCTGCACCAAACTGACCTAGTTCGTTTACACGTCCTCTATTTGTGTTGAAAGACCTTACGTATGTTGATATATCTGTAAAGCTAGGGCTTGTATCATAAGGGTTTGAATCAAAAGCGATTTCAACAGTAAGGCTAACGTTAGAATCAAAAGCAACACTCATATTATGACTTTTAGTCCTCTTTTTTGTGCCTCTATTGCCTTAATTGCAACTTCTTCAGAATTTATTTCGCCACTAATATTAAATTCATTTTTAAGATTTATTAAAGTTGTAACACCACTTGCACCACCAACAAATCGTGGGTCTTCTAATATTTTTTGTGTTGCTTGTTTTTCTAATACTTTTTCTAAAGATTCTTCTTGTGATTTCTTAAAATCTGCGTCAAATTCATCATCTGCACTTACATTTGTTTTTTTAGCACCGTCACCTGAAACTATACTTGGTACACCACTAACTTTACCAAGTGTTTTTAAATTCTTTATATCCATTAATTGTTTGTAAATATCAGCTAAACCTACACCAGTGTCCTCTACTATTTGTAATAAAGCACCTCTAAAGCCCTCTAGTGCGTCTACGTCAGCAATAGCCTCATCTAATTTTTGTTTTGCCTCAGCCATTCTTAGTATGTTTGCAGGTGTGTCAGCAGTAGCGTCATTATATTCTTTAGTTGCGTCATTTAATCTTTCCTGTGCGTCTTTAAGGTTATCAATAGCTCTTTGTTCTTCAGATCGAGCTTGTTCTAATTCTCTTATTACTTTTAATACATTTTGGTCATCACCCTCTGCCTCTTTACGAAGTTGATTTAATCTTTTTTCTGCAACTAATAATTCTTGTTTCTGAAGTTCTGATTTTTCTTCTACATCTAATAACCTTTGTACTGCGGCCTCTTGTCTTAATATTGCTAATTTTTCTTCGTCAGTTACTTTTTTAGCCTCTTCTCTAGCTTTAATTAATTCTTCTTCTAATGCAGATACTTTTTCTGTAGCTTTTGTTAATATTGCTTGTGCCTCAGCTTTATCAGTTTCCCTCTCTTTACGTCTAGTTAATAATTTTTCATTTTCTTCAATAATGTCGTTATAGGCCTCTTCTGCGTCAACCATAGCCATTAATGCGTTAAACTGTTTATCTATCATCTCTTGTGATAGTTCTGTAACAGAATCAGTTTGATCTTCAACTGCCTGTGTTGTCTTACCTAACGCAACCTCTAACATGTCTTGTTCCATTGCGTATCTTTCAGAGTTTCTTGTTGCGTCTATTGTTTCTAGGTTGCTTATTCTTATACCGTCAGCCATTTCTTTGTATAATGCAGGTATATTTTTTCTTTTAAGATTTTCTTGCGCCTCTGCTAGGGCGTCAACCATGCTTTTATTTGTATGAAAGCCTGGGTTTAATATATTTACAACTTTTATTAAAAAGTCCATTGATTTTGCAAAATCTTCAATATCAGGTGTTCTTTGTAAAAGTAAATCTAAAAATACACCAGTAACATCTATTGCGTCCTGAAAAGCAGGCTCGTATTTTTCAATAATTGCTAATCCTACTTCACCAAATTTACTTCGTAATATATCTAATTGTCCTTGTAAAGAATCTATTTGTTTATCTGCAACTTCTTGTGTTGTACCACCTGCGTCCCTCAATGCCTCTTCATATTCCCGGATCTGGTCGCCTGCGCCACTTAAAATCTTAACTGCGTCTGCAACACCACGATTTAGACCAAGTTGATCTAATGTACTTGCTTTTAATTCATCTGACATTGGTCCAAGTACTCTATCTAGTTCTTCTATTATGTCAGCAACGTTCTTCATGTTGCCCTCGGTGTCAAACATGTTAAGACCTAGTTTTGCAAATTCTTCACTATTCTTTGCAGTTGCTCTTGGTATATCTCTTAATACTTGATTTAACTTGTCGCCTGCCTCTGCACCTTTAACACCTCTATCAGCAAAAGCGGCGAGAACTGCAACACCCTCTTCAATATCTTTGTTAACAACTTTTAAGGCTGCACCTGCCTTTGTAGTTAATGCCTCTGAAAACTGTTGAACACTTGCGTTGGCTAATGTGTTAGCTTTTACAAGAACGTCTGTAACTCTTGTTAAATTCTCTAAGTTTTGTTGTGCGTCTTGTACAGTAAGACCTAATGCAGATTGGGCGTCAGTTGCTAAATCAGTAGCTAATGACATATCGAACATACCTGCTTGTGCAAACTTAGATACTTGTGGTAAGGCAGCTATAGATTGTTCTGCGTCTAAACCTGCAGACGCTAGGAAAAAGAACGATTCTGCAGATTCTGTCGCAGATATTCTTGTAGTAACTGCAACTTCTCTGGCTGCTCTTGACATGTTTTCTTGTTGTGCGATTGTGGTATTCATAATCGCTAATGATTGGTTTAGTGCGTCTTCAAACTCTATAAATTCTCTAGTTGCTTTTGTTATACCAACTGCTAAACCACTTGCAAAGGCTAAACCTGCACCTTTAACTATTCCTGCAAGTTTCTTGGTAGTACCACCAAGATTAGACATTTGTTTATTGGCTAATTCTGCACCCTTAGTAACAATACGAATAAATATATCTGCTACTGCCATTATCTTTTAGACCTTTGTTTATTCATCTCTGCCTCTTGCATTGCTATTTGGTAATCTCTACGTTTTTTCTCGTATAGGTAAAAACCTATCCATTGTTGATATTCTAGCACCGACATTTTCTGCCGTAGCTCACCAACAGTTAAACCTAGATCGCGGGCTAATTTAAAATCAAAAGCTAATTCAGAATCGTTTTCAAAATTGGTCGGCTAGGTCGCCTGTACCTCCAATACCATTTAGATTATTTAAAGCAAGAAATATTTTATCTACTATTGTTGAGTCTTTTTCATAGAGCATATTTATTGCGTCATCATCTAACTTTGGCTCAACAACTGAAACTTTTAACAACTCTCTTTGATAATCGAAAGCGTCTGTGTCTTCTGCGTTGACGAGCCGACCTAATTTTATTTGTGTTGCTTTTGAAATGCCTTGTACCAATATAGTTTTATCCCACTCGTCTATGTAGACTTCTTCTGTAGGTACCGTTGGTAAACTAGCCAAATCTTCTAGCGTAAGTCGTTTTTTATCACTCATGTTAACTCTTAATGTGTTCCACGAGTTACTGCGCCTGAAACTTGTAGGTCGCTTGAAAATGCCACAACATCGCCTACTGGTGAAGAGATAGCATAGTTAGTCATAATGCACTCGCCTGTATATTTGATTGCACCAGAGCCTGTTCCCTCTGGGCTATATTCAAAAGATAAGGTCGCAGCCTGTCCGACTACTGCGCCAAATATTGCGTCTGCAGTTGCGTCCCATACTCCACCAAGAGATATGGTTGCGTCCTTAAGACCTGCAATATATGTTTTGTTATCTGCACCTAGCGTGGTTGTTTCCGCAACGTCCGCTGTTTCAGGAAAGTCAACAGTATTTACATAAGTTGATATATCGGTAAGTGATCCACCAGAGTTATCTAGTTTAAAAACACTATCTTTACCATGTACAAATGCCATATTTGTTCTCCTATCCTATTCTTCCAAAGCCAACTATACATGCGAAACTAGGGTTAGTTCCACTAATTGTATAGTTAACTCTAAGGTATCTATTTATTGTTGTTCCACTTGCAACCTCGCTTACTTGTGAGCCTGCAGCCGTGAAATTTGTAAAAGTTACTAGATCAACATAAGTAGAATCGTCTGAACTATGTTGAATCTTTATTGTCGCAGTTGGTGTAGAAGTACCAGATACTGAAGATACTATAGCTATTGCACCACCACCATTTGCAGTAGATGATGAATTATCTGTAGCAGTTGAGTTACCTGTTGTAGTTATTGTCGCATTATCTAAAACTAAACCATTGAATAGACCTGCGTTAGATTGTATGTCTATTGAAGTAGCAACTACATCGCCAACTGGACTAGATTGTCCATAACCAGTTACTGGACCAATTCCAAAGAAAATACTTTTACCGTCTGTTATTCCGTCAGCACCAATGCAAATACTTGTGTCAGTAGATGAGCCAAGTAATGGTTGTATTATGCCGTCAGCAGTAGAATCAAACATACCAGTTAAACTAACTGTTCCGTCTTTATCCCCTGCAATATAATTTTTGTCGTCATTACCAAAAGCGGTTGTTTCGGCTACGTCAGCAGTTCTTGTAAAATCTACGTTGTTTAAATACTGACTAATATTACTTGAATTTAAAAATATTACTGAATCTTTACCATGCACAAAAGCCATTATTTACCTCCACAACAACCGTTACCACAACAATCCATTATTTTTTACCTCCGCCTCTTCTTCTGCGTCTTCTTCTGCTACCACTTCCAGAGCCGTAACTTCTTCCGTAACCCATTATTCTTCTTCCTTTTCTTCGTACCATGCCTCGTTTTCAGGTGTGTTTGGGTCATCAGCAATGTAATGACCTTTCTCATTTCTAGCACGTTTTAAATTTTCGTTTAAATCAGCTTTTGCAATAACTCCCATATCTTTGAGTTCTTTCCAAGTTTTATTAGAAAAGCCGTCTTTTTGTATAAGGTCGCCTATTTCATACCTTTTATCTTTATGATCGAATCCTATTTTTACTTCAAACATTATGCTATTACCTCTACTATAAATTCTGCACCTAAGTAATCTATACTGTTAACAGTATACACGCCAACTTCTTTTGCCTCCACTACTCTACAAGAATTTGCAGACCCACCTAAAGTTACGTCTGATTCTATCTGTGCTTTTACAGAACTTGCACCAGTACTCGCTAAATATCCGTCTAGTGTTTCTTGGCTATCTTGTGCGTCAACTCTTGATACATAAATAAATATTGGTATCTCGTACTTGTCAGCACCTCTCTGTATAGTTGTATCATACTCTATAGTTTCTACAACTCCAACAACTGCAGTTGGTGGCTCAATAAAGTCTGGAACAAAGTTATAAACTATCAAAGAAGATATATTACCTAAGTTAGTTCCTATACCATTTCTGATTGAAGTTAAACTAGCCACTTATCCTACCTTTTTTAAATTCTCTCTCTATTTCTTTTACTGCTACTCTTGTAGCACTTCTTCTTTTAACTCTAGTCTTTTTTTCTGCAATTAGGAAGAAAGGAACTAAAGGTGTACCCTTTTTACCAATCGATCTTTGAACTGCATAAGGGTTAAGACCTTTTGCCTCTGCCCATGGTTTAAGTTTTTTTATTGGTGGATAATGAGGCTTACTTCTTGTATAAGGTTTTGTTAGCTTTAATTTACCACTAATCTTCTCATCACCATGCACATACTTTGCGTAACTTCTTGATGAATATATTTTTACAGACTGTGGTAAACGTCCTCTAGTTTGTATTCTCTGTACGTGTATAGACCTAGATAAACTACCACTAAACTTTGGTGTTTCTTTTTGTGCTTGTTTTCTAATTATCTGCCCTTGTGTTCTCATCAAGTTTCTGATTGGCTTTGCAGACATATTCGCTAGATCCAGGCGAGTTTTTAATTTATCTACACCTTTAATTTCAAATCTTGTATCAGCCATTAAAGAACATTTCCAACAAGATTTTGTCTGCGATAACCTTTCAATAGTTCTTTAGCGTCTGGGTCCATTTTGTTAAATAGCTCTATAGTTCCTGTTTCATCATTACCAAACACATTAAATGGTGTATCTTTACGCTTAAATAATCTTAGAGCTTGTATTAATGTTGCTTGTTTGATTGCGTCAGGTACTCTTGAAAAACCAAATTTAGCAGTTACCTGCACGTTATTAATAATGCTAGGATCAAATCTTTCAGAACTTCTTGTATTTAATATTCTTATTTCACCGTATGGCTCGTAATAACTTGTACCACCTGCGTCTGCAATCAGTTTAGGATTAGTTGGTTTAAGTATAAAATCTGTATTGATTGTTAATGTTTTATCGTAGCTACCGTCATCTGTTGTATCAGTTTTAACAATTAGTCCAGTAGTTGTTGAAATATCTGGAACTTCTAAATATATATTGCTAATTGGTGTAAATGTTTTTGCGTTTGCAGTTTCATCTTGATAAAAATACCTACCACAAACTTTATCTATTTGCCTACTGGCTGCGTTTATGGCGTTGTCAATGTTTGTGTCTTGCCCACTCCCACTAATGCCGATGTAGGTTTTTAAATCGTCTTTATCTACATATTGGTCGTGAGCCATTTATTACCTACTTAGATTTATTCTCTGCAGGTGCTTTAGCTTTTTTACCTATACCCCACTCTTTAGCTTGTGCGTCAGTAATTTCTTGTCCTTTACGACCAAGTAATTTACCTTTAGCCCAACCAGTAGGAAGACCTTTTGCAGATTCTTTTACTTCACCTGCGTCATTTATGTAAACATCTTTTGCTAATTTCATTTTTTCCTCTCTTTGATCTATCGCACCCGACTGATAAGACGAGTGCGATAAAACCATAACTTAATTAAAAGTTTGTTATAGAACAGAAAGCAGTTGCTCTATAGATAGGAAGACCTACCCTCACTTTTGCTTTCATAACCATAATATCTTTTACGAAGTTTTCATCATGTGAATCTGACATTGAAACTTCCATACCTTGTCTTGCGACTAAGTGTATAGCTTGTCCGCCACCAAATACACCGACTACTGCAGTTCCTGCCGGTCTTGTTGTATCGGCAATGACTGGTAATCCCCATAGGGATTGTACTACGCCATTTCCAAATTGACCTGCACCAACGAATAGTGGATTTAATGAACCACTTGTTGTTACTGCGTTGACTTCTGTTACAACTTGATACCAATCGCTAGGGTGCATAATGATTGCGTCAGGTTGCAAGAAACTATCTTTTTGAATTTCTGTGATAGCCTCGTAAACTTGTCCAATTCTCTTAAGGTTTCCAGAGAAACTAGAGAAATCGAAAGTGTTGATTCCAGACTTGTTAAGAATACCAGTTAAGTTTGCACCTGAACCTGATCCAGCCATAATCTGGTCGGTAAGTGTTAAGTTAACCATAGTTCTTAGTCTTGAATCTATGTAACCTTGAACTGTTGCCACGTCTGCAAGTAATTCTTCTGTTACAGGCAAGAATCCACCAATTTTTTTAATGTCTTCTGTTCTCTCTGTAAATGCTAATGCACTTTCACCAAGAGCAGAACCTTCAGCAGTTGCTGCCGCATTATTTGTAAATGTGGTTTCTTCTAAGTACTTGTATTGATAAGAATCAGTTGTAATTGTGTCAATTAAGTCAAGAACATTTTGTGGATCTCTTTGTGCAGATTGTACGAGCAAATCTGATCGTGTTACTGCAGGTGGATATCCAGTTTCTGTAAGAGTTGTTTTAAACTCATATCTTGGATCAAACTTCAATTCAGAAGTGATACCTTTTTGTCCCTCGTTCATGAAGGCGTTGTATGCTTTAGATTCCATTAAAGAATCGCCTAAACCTTTAGCCTCTTCTTTATCTTCACCGTGTATGCTTTTAGATTCGACCTTTTGGCTTTCCTCTACACCTTTTTCCATTGCCTCTTTTTCAGCTTGAAATTTTTTGGCAACTTTGATGTCTTCAACAAGTTGTGACATCTTCTCATTACGATTGGTCCATTCTTCGAGCTTTTGAGCGTCCATGTGCTTTGGATCTACATCAGCAAACTCTTTTAAAGTACCCTCTCTTAATTCAAGAAGTTCTTGTTCCATATTTTTAATATCTGACATATCTTCTTCCTGTTTCTAAATATCAACAGTTTCTGTCAATATTCGTATTGTTTCTTTAATGGTATCAGCAACTTCCACCTCATTGTCCTCTTCCAATTCTTGTTGAGGGTTCGCAGTTTCTAACATTTGATCTATATCGTTATAGATGTCCTGTATTTCATCTGCTAATGAAGATAGACTTTTATAAGCCTGTTCTGATAGCATTTTGTCTTTTTGCAGGCGTAAGGCAGTTAGCTCCTTTGCCCTTTGTGTTACTGAAACTAAGGCACTAAGGGCCTCTTCAATTTCTTCAGTAAATCTTTTTCCAGTATCTTCAGTTTCTTCTTCTTTTGTTTCTGTATCTTCTGTATCTTCTTTTACTGCTAATGTATAAGTTTCTTGATTAGCACCAACAAGAACAGGTGAAACTTCCCATACTCGTAAATCTTTTAAAAATCTAACATCTTGTGTTTCTAGTCCGTCTTTTTGAAAGCTGCCTTTTTCTGAATCAACAACTTCATAACCAAACGACCATTGTTGTAAATCGCCCATTGCTTTAACTGTGTTATAAGCCTCACGACCTCTTTCGGTGTCCATAATAAATTCACCTTTGAAAGTTGCTTTGTCGTTATCTTGTACGATTTCACCACGACCAATAACATCTTTCCAGTCATGACCCCAAACCATAGCTACACCTTTTTCGCCAAAACCTGACTTTATAGAATTAGGTAATACTACATCGCCGTCTGAATCAACAGTATTGAAAACTGAAAATACTGCCTCTACTTTTCCCTCTACATCAATATCGAGTATTGGGTTTATGTTTTTAAATTCTTTACTTTTACTCATAACACCTCATGATAGATTAAACTACACCTGCAGTTTATTATTTCGCCTGCAGGCGCACCACCAGAACTATCTGCTGGATATAACATATTATACCCACCTACGTTAAAAAATCCATTCTTTTGAACTCTTTGTCCGTCAGCTAATCTATGTGAATCTCTAACAACTCCGTCACGTTGTGCAACCCACTCTTTTTCTAAAGTAAGACCAGTTTGACTAACTGCTAAATCTTGTCCGAATTGTGATAAAGCCAAGCCTTCTGTTCTTGCTATTGTACTTGCTCTACCTAATCTTTTTTTACCTAATGAATTAGTAATACCATTTGCTACGTAATCTTCTAAATCTTTACCACGCAAACCTAAATTAGTTGCCTCAGTTAAAGAGTTTCTTAAATCTCTGTTAACTCTGCTTTTAGTTGTTTCAGCTAGACCCGGTAATACTTGATCTAGTCTTCTATTAACAAAGTCGATAGCTTGTCTATTTCTTCTAAAGTCTTGTATTGGTATTTGTACACCACGTCTGCCACGCAATGGATAGAAACCCTCTGTTATAACTTCTTGTCTAGGTTTTCTTCTTCTTTGTCGTTCTATCTGTTCTAATTCTGAATCTGTAAACTTAAATTCTTCTGGTAGTAATATCTCTATTTGATTAAAGCCAAAGTCTGTAGCCATGGAAATATATAAATCATACAAGTCAGCAGACCACCTCTTAGTTTGATTATCGATCAGATTATTTAAAACTACTAAGTTACCTGTATTTAATAAACTGTTTGTTTTTATAAATTCATTAATATATCTATCTTGGTCTTTTAGTAATTTGAAATACTCTATACCTAATGTTACGTCCCAATTACTAAGAAGATTGTCATAGTTCTTCCAAAGTAATTGTTTAACTTCTTCTGACTGAAAACGTTTTACTCTCTCTGATTTTTCTATTTGCTTAATTCTTGATTTTCTAATTATTAACTCATAGGCACTATTTGCTTTTTCATCTCTTGCGTTCATACCTCTAACTAATTTATTAGCCCATGATCGACCTGCGTTGCCACCCCATAAAGCCCATGCAATACGCCCATTACTTGGATAACCGTCTTCACCCGGTCTATAGCCTTCAGCTCTTTTATCTACTTCATGTCTAGGAAAGTATCTTGCAATTTGTCTTACTTTTTCTGCACTAGCTTTTGAATTGTTTAATAAATATCTTGCAGTACCACGACCAACTGAAGTTCCGCCTCTGTTATATTCTGCAACCCAGTCAAGAGCTTTACGAGCCTCATCTTTTGCTCCTTGTGGAATTGTAAAGTCTAAATCGTCATAAGGTCCTTTGTAGCCTTTCTTACTACTAAGCGGGTGATTTCTAGGAAGTAAATCTGTATCGAAAGCACTTCTAGGAAACTTACCAGTTCTTAATGCAGTTAAAAAAGCGTTAACTCTTGCATAAGCCCATTGGTCTGCACTTCTTACATTTCCTCTTACAGATCCTGGATTATTTCTATAAGCACCTACACCTCTTCTAAAGACTGCCTCAAGCATACGTAGTGTTGCTCTATATCGTGGGTCTTTTTCGTTATGTTCTTCTACCTTATCTCTAAGTACTCGCTCTACTCTTGCAGAAACAGTTTGTTTTTCTTCTCTAAAATCTTTTATAACTCTTAGCTTTGAAACAGGTTGCGTAACAGTTCTGTCAGTTTGTTCATGTGTACCGTCTTCAAGAATTGCCCATACTCGCATGTTTGCAGTTTCTTCTTGTGTGTTTATAGATGTAATTATTCCATGAACTGTACTAGGTGGGTCTGGTGTTTTGTCAATAGACCAACTTACTGCGTCGCCTACCGATATTTCACTAAGTGTCGCCATTTTGTTCTGCTAATCTTCTCTCGTATTCTTCATGAGTTGAGCAGGGCATATAAATTAAATTACCGTCTTCATCATGTGTATGTGTACCATTACAACCTAATTCCTCTGCTCTATCTTGCGCCTCTTCTATAGTTGTAAATTTATCCATGCCTACTTCTTCTTTCATGTCTATATCTTCATATTGAGATTCACCGAACATGTGTATTTGTGCTAATCGAGCCTCTGCAAGTTTTCTTGTAGGATAGCAACCAAAACTTCTTGTACCCTCTTCGTTGTAAACGCAAAACTCGCCGTCTTCTTGTTTAATAATTTTTGTTTCATCTACTACGTATGATGATTCTTCAAACTCATCATCAACGTCTTCTTGTGATTCTAACTGTTCTTCTTCTATTTTTGGCTCTACTGCATTTATTGTGTTTGCCTCTGTTGGTATAACATTTGCAGGTACATAATAAATATCTTGTTCTTCTGTTGTATCTAAGCCAACTGCTTGTCTTGCCTCTGCAACTGAAATCCAACCACCTTTTACACCAACGTTT